ATATACTGGAATCCCACTTTCTAATTGATCTATAACTAGATATGCAAATTCATCTCTTTGGGCTTTATTTGTTGCAAATATGTCTATAACCCACAACCGATCTTTACGTCCTACTCTATTACCTAATTCATAAATAGTTGGGTCGATATCAAGAGCTTCTATTGAAACAGTCGGGAGTTGTAATTCCCCATCAGGATATCCATCCTCAATATTCACAAAAGAATGTGAGGCAAATACTGTATCCTTTAGAAAATAATAGATACTTAAATCCTGTTTTCTAAGAAGATGCATTAACCTGTTCTCCTAACAGCCAGTTCTCCAGTAGGAGTAACTCCCAACATAAATTCAGCTCCTTCCATCTCAAATCTTGCTAATTCTGTACCAGGTTCATATGTTTGTGGATTTAATAAGAACGCCTGTATTTCCGCAGTAATAGCATTTGTAAATTCATTTGTTAATTGAATTATGGCATTTGTATATAAATTAGAAATTCTTTTTTCTGCTTTTTCTACGAAATTAGTGGGTCTGTATTCAGGATAGCCTCCTGTAGAACCATAATTCAGCCATATCCAATAAGGAGCTTTTTCTCCCCAGAAAGATACTCTGGTTTCGATTGTTGTTTCATATTTCATTATACCATACCCGGCATAATCAAAGGCCTCTTTCTGACCTGCAACACCCACGTTTTTCTTGAATCTTCGAGGGCGCACTAGTCCTTCCCTTGCTGGTCTATAAATCCTCTCTCTCCAAAACTCTAATGCTCTAGCGTGATCTAATCTTCCAAGTCCTAAAACTTCTCTAGCAGCATCAATACCTTGCTGTAAATCCCCTGCGTTTCCTCCTAATAAAAAAGCTTGAGTTCTTATATCTATTCTATCTCTGGTAATTGTTAAAATTGCTGGATTAGAAAATACCTCAATTAATTTTTCTCTTAGTAAAGGATGACTATACTCACTCACCTTTCCGGTCATAGGTCTGACATTAATTGCTCTTTCAAGTTCCTCTAAAATAATAGATAAAGCTTCGTCTATAATTCGATTTGCCGCCATAGCTGCTAACATTTCTGGAGTACCTACAAACTCACTTAATTTTCTAGCCAATTTTGCAGCATTTCGGCTTATGAATTTTAAATCTTGAGAAAGCTGTTCCATTATTTAAAAAATTCCCTCGATATTACCAAATAATGTAACAAAAATTGATCTAGTATAATCATTCATTGTATCAAGAAAAATTTTTCTTGCTGTTATGAATTGTTCTGAATCACTTCCTAATGCTTCTTCCATTTCATCGAGGGCATTAGCAATATATCGTCTATTTTTCTTGTTAATGATGGTAATGATATCAAACATATTAAATCCATCAATAACAATTGACCCTCCATACCCTTTATCGCTCACCTTAGCCTCCTTGCTATTCTTCCTGCTTTAAAGTTATAAGTATCCTATTAATTTCAGGCACACCACGAAAGTCTACGGCCTGTTTGATTAAAGTCTTACCATCAACGATAAAACTTTTTGCGTTATCTACAGCATCTAAATTAGCAACTGTATATTTAATTTGAACTAAACAATCTCCGTCTATAACTCTACCACCAGTTTCCCAAATAGGTGTATCTGCTTGACCCCAATTCACATGTGCTATTACAACATAACCAGAAGTTGTGTTTATATAATAAAATCCACTACAAATTGGACAAAATTGATCTGTGGATAAACCAGTAACAGGGTCTAAACTACAGCCCGATGCTGTGCAAGGAATACCACTTGTGGTAATATTAATTGTAATATTTCTACCAATAGCATCTCTGATGTCATCTATGATTGTGACGGTATCTGATGGCCAACTTATAGTCATTCGTTTAGTACCTCAGTAAATAATTCATCAAAGCGCTGTGCAATTGCCTTCCATGTATATTCAGGTTTTATAACAGCATCGTAAGCTTTTTGTGACATTTCCTCTAAATATTGAGGATCATCATAAAATTTCTGTAGCTTATCCGCGATGTCATCCTCACTTACTAAACCGCCCTCTGTAAGAACTTTTTCAGTTGTTAGCCATCTTTCAATCTTTAGATACTCTACAGCATCTCCCCAAATTTCAGGCTGTGAGGAATGATCAGGTACAATTTGTGCTGCTCTTGTAGCCGCATGTTCAAAACTACACAGTCCCCAACCCTCCCCAACCGATGTATTAATTCCAACATCCGTAGCGTTGTAAATTTCATTTAATCTTTGATCTGTTACGCTGGGCATTATAACTGCATCTGAAGAAATAATAAGCCTATTATCAATTCCATATCTTTCGGCTAAATGGACGATATTCCAGCCCATATCATCTGTGCCCATGTGTAAATAAAGCTTTACATTGTTTGGTTTATCTTTAGCAAATAAAGCAAAGCCCTTTAATGTAAGATCAATTCGTTTCCGAGGTTGATTTCTATTAGCGTTTAAGACTATAAAACTATTGATAAATTCCTCTTGATTTGGATAAACTCGTCTTTTGGCATTTATCCTGCCACTCATTAATATTTTTCCTGATCTGTCTTTTATGTCTTGCATAGGATAAAATATATTAGTATTTATACCATGAGGGATGATTTCAATCGAAGGAAACTTAATCTCATCATCAACATCATTAATAGTAAGGTACTTTTGCCAACTTTCTAAAGATTCCTCAAGAGCATGCTTTGCGAACTCTGTATAAACTCCTACCCTATGTGCGTCTTTGATTTCAGAAAGCCATCTCCATTCAAGAGGCCTTGCATCAATTGGTGAATATGTGATGATTTTAAAACCCCGATCTATAAATTTTCTAAGTTCTTGCATATAAATCGGAAGCACCCAAATATCATTTAAAATAAAAACTAACTTAGGCTTAAGTGCATTTAATAAAGGAGCAATTCTTTGTATACCGTAGATATCTCCAATATTGTAACTTCCGCCAGGAATTGCAGGATAGATTTTTGATTTATAATCATGTGGATCGCCTCGATAGTTAATACCTAAATGATGAACATCATATTTACTATCTGGCAAATTCTCAAAAATTCCATGCATTACTCTGGCAAAACCAGTAGTAGCAACGGCATCCCCGATTGCTAAAATTGGGATTTTTTCCTTCGCCATTTTTAACCTTCCTTCCCTAAAAAGATTTGGCCGCCCTGCCCAATATCAATCGCATGAGGGTGAACAGGGCGGCACTCCCGAAATATCTCTACAATTTGATGCTACCGCGTTTGCCCGTAAGCCCCTCTCTAGCATCAGACTGTATCTATTAGTCGTGCTCATATGGATTATCCATGTATCCCGGTAAGTGCCCCTTGCGAGGTTGGGCAAGCCTCTTACTCCTCCAAGGGAGCATTGTATCCAAAAGTTCAATATCCCTTTGAAGCGATCTATCTTTAGAACGGCTTCCTTCAAGATTCGAATATGAAATCTCAGCATCTCGCCATGAAGCAAAGTTCCAAGATAGATTTTGAAGTGAGCCTTCTTTAATGATAATTGAGGCCTGAATGATAATTGGCCAAATATCTCCTCTTTCAACTATAGGAGGTTCGCTGAAAAGAAATCGTATACGAGGATTTCTATAAACATCATCATTGCTATCAATAAGATACTTGTAATTCCAACGAGGCATTAAAAGTTCTACGGATGAAAGTAATGCAGTTTGTAGCCATTCATCCATATATCTATAACTAGATGAATCTGTATCCCCTAAATGTAATCTTAATCTTTCAATGAATTCCTGTAAGTTTGTTGAGGCCATTATTCAGTTTCTACCTCTTCTTCATCAGAAGGCGGAACTCCTAGCTCAAGCTCAGCCATACGTGCTTTAATAGAATTTACGATTTTTTCAGATTTTTCCATTTCTTCTGCTTTTAATAGAAATCTATAAACAGGAGCAGGAGCAGTAAACTTATTGAGCCTATTTTTCAGAGCAAGAAACGGTTTATTTAGAATTTCCTCAATCTCATCATCAGAGATTTCGTTAGGAGATTTTCCTACGTCTTTTACAGTTTCTTTTTCTTCTAAACGTCTAAGATTTCCAGCCTTAAAATGTTCTGCATTTATCCTCTGAAAAAATACATCTTCTTTACTTGTCCACACCTCAACAATTGCTCTTGAGTTCCTTGGCTTTGGTTCTCCGTAAAGTTCAATCGCTTGTGGTTTTCCATCGAAGGGATTGAGTGTAGTAACATACACCTTACCTAGAATTGTCTTGATATACCTTTTTAAAGGTTTACCCTCAGACATAGCCGCATAAAGTTCCCGCTCAAAAGTGTCAACAGCGGTTTGTCTTTCCATGACTTTCCTCCTTATTCAATTTTATTAAAGGGGAGAAGAAGGGAGTCTCCTCCCCTTCTATTTTTTTTGCTTTTAATAACTAAAGTTTATGACGTGATTTTTATGACGTAAATGCCCATTGCGTTATCAATAATCATACCGAACTGTTGATAAAGCTCAAGATACCACTGTGGCGGAGTTGGATTCATATCTGTCCATTGCTTAGTTTTGACATCACCATAAGTAATGAATTCACCAGCATTTTGACCAACCACCAGAACAATATCTGTTGGTACAAGAGCATTATAATCTTCAATGTTATCCCACACCTGAGGGATAGCTACATGAGGAACGCCGTAATATTTTCCAAGCCAGCCCTCATTAAAAACTCTCATGATTAGTTCATCGGCAGTATGAGCAACCGGAGTTGACTCATTGGATGGCCAAAATGAACTATAAAGAGTCGTTGGGGTCATGGCTTCTTTGGAACCAATTACAACTTTCGCACCTGGAGTAGTTTGATTAATATGATCAATTGCGGCACGAACAGCGGCCTCCGCTGTAGCATTTCCCGCATTCCAGTTTGTAGATGAAACCTCGGCGTAATTGTCAGGAGTATTGCTTGAACTCCAAACAGACGAAAGGGCAGTAAATACTTTAGTTACAAAAAAGTCGCGAAGTTTGGCACGCATCTCAGATGAAATCGAGTCAACCGTGCCGATCTCACCACGCTCTAATTCCCACTCATTATAAGTAACTTTTACATCAGCGCCATCGAGTATAAAGTTGATCCTATCAGAAATTGTGATTTCACTTGCTAGATGAACAGCGCCAGGAACTAAAGTTCGCACTTCAATTCCCTTTCGTACTTTCTTGACAAGTAAATCACCAGGATTTAATGAACGGGTACCGAGCATCACGGAGACGAACTCATTGGTAAGATGGCCTGGTTCAATGAACTCAACCAAAATCTGAGCTAATGCTTCACGGGACTCTTCGTCCCCTTTTTGCATTATTTCCGCCAAAGCTTCCTTGTAATTCTTCTCGCTCATAATTTTAAGAAACCTCCAAAGGTTTATGGAACTAGAGTTCTAATCTCCAAATCTGCGTTGCTTGAGTCGAATCTCTCGACATAACCAACAACACCGGAAGTACTGTAGTATGGTTTTCCAGCATTGGTCGCTGAACCAGCGGAGCTAACCACTGAAACAGGAGCGCCTGGAGTTTGAATACTAGAACTTCCAACATAATGACCAGATGGGAATGTAAACACTCCACCAGCAAAAGCTAAACAAAGCGAACCCGAAGGAATGGTTTGACCATGCTTTTGTCCTGGCCATGTTAGATGAATAGTAGTGCTGGTTAATGGCAGATTGGCAGTTCTATCGAAGCCTCTGCGAAGCGACCAAGGAACGCTAGGTTCTGGAATATACATCGGGAGAGATTGATCAGGAACACGCCAGGTGATTACAAACTTAGCAAGTGCTCCCTCTGCCGCAGTAGACGGTAGAGAGACGCCAGGAAGATCAAGTCGGCTTCCAAAGTTGTGACCATCTGAAAAGGCATTTGCAGCAATAATGCACATTCGCCCTTCAACGATATCCTCATTCGCAACTACACCCCGAATATCCGTAAATTTATTGATCTCCATGTTTATTCCTCCAAATCTTCCTTCATCGCTTTTGCGATTTCGCTAGGAGTCATCTTTTTGGCTCGGTCGCCCTTTGGATTAAGCGTAGTTTTAGAGCCAAGATGCTTTTTCTTTTTGCTTGCTTCTTCTTCCTTGTCATCTTCCTCCTCCTCTTCTTCTGAAGCTTCGGAAAGAGTAAAGATTGCAAGATCATGCATGAGGAATTCTAGCTGAGACAAGTCCATAGCAAGCAATTTTTCCCGCTTTTCTTCGTCATCAAGATACTCAGTGGGCAGTTCAAGTTCTGCTTCTGAGAAAAGAGTCTTGATTGATTCAAGCTTTTCTACACGATTCTTTTCAGCCTCAACTTCAGCTTTAAAATTAGCAAGTTCTTCTTTCTCCACAGAGAGTGCATCAAACTGCTCTTTCAAAGCGTCATGTTCTTTTTTAAGAGAGGCCAAAGAATCTGAAAGCGTTCCTTTTTCTCCTTCGAGTTCCTTGATACGCAGTTCTAATTCTTTAATTTTTTCTTCCATTTTATCAAATTCCTCTGTTTTGATCTTGTAATCAGCATCGCCTTCCTTTTTTGAGGCCATTAGTACAATAGGAGTTCTGCCTTCATAAGCGGGCATTCCAACTACTGTAGCGGCAGCTAGAGAAGTATCTATGAAATCCTCAGTACCAAGCTCTTTGTTTTCTATGGAGTCTTTGTATAAAAGCTCCCAAGAAATTTGAGGTTTTTCATCACTGGCCGCCTTTTCCTCTAGAAGTTTTACTTCGCCAGGAAATTCTTTGCCCCAAAGTGCGGCAATGCCTTCTACAAAATGATCTCGCTCTACTAAACTTGTAATAGAACCAATAGGAACAGCGTATTCGTGCCCATCTCTGATATATCCTTGAGACATCTTGATAGGCATATGGATTCCAGTTTTGACAATATTTGCAAATTCTTTTTTCGGAATTCGCTGATTATTGGCGTTAGGAGAGTCATCCGTGAGGATAAATTTAATCCACTTCAAAGTAGGATTGCGAGAAATAGCCGCTAATACCTCTTTTGGTAGATCAAAGATTTCGTCCTCTATATTTAATTTTACAATATCTGTGACAATATTGGTCGTTTTTATTTCCATTGAAGTCCCTCAATTGCGACTACTTCTTATTATTAGCGGCCTTTAAGACCTCTAAAATATTAAACAATTTTTCTTCAAAGCTAGAAAGTGCCGCACCCTCTACATCTTGAGGACGCTTTCCAAAAGTTTTATAATACCAAATAGCACATTTTCTTTGTGCATTTTTGAGAAGCATTCCTTTTTCAACATTTCTCTTAACACAGTCAGTATAAAGCTTAGGCATTTTTATTACCTCCGCCACCTCTCTGAGGTTGAGGCGAATGTGGTACAGGAGCAAATTCCTCAATGTTGAGTTCTTCAAGCATTTGATTTTCTTCTGATCTTTTTATCAATTCCTCAAAGAGATCAAATCCAAATACAGCACCGAAGCTTTCTCTGGAGAGATTTCCAGATGAATAAAGTTCAATGATGCCATTAACAAAATCAGACATTGCCATCAAGTTAATGGGTTTGAAGGCTACTTCTGGTTGTCCTCCTAAGTTGTTTTCATTAACTATTGTATCAATAATCCTATCAACTATGGGGAAAATTGATTCTCTGATTCTTTCCATTGTATTCAATGGTGAGATTGTTGCAATTTCAGGATCGGATGTTTGAGTGCGTTCTGTTTCGCCTGTTAATAAAATTCTAGGAAATCCCAAAGCAATTGCTATATCTTGGTTTACAGATTTATACTTATTTTCATCAAGCAAGATATTTACTTCTGGAAAAATCCATTCAATTGTAACAGTATGATTAGCAAATAACTGAAAAATTCTTTCTAGATGTTTATCACTTTGACTTTCACGCCATTTCATTTCTTTCTTTAAATCTTCTAATTGATCTTCATTATCTTCGGTAAGAGGAAACTCATCACTACCCATTTTAATAAGTTGAATAGCGGTGATAACTCTTGAGGCTAGTGAATAGTCCATTCGTTTAAGATTTCTTTTATGTTTTAAAGATTCAAGAGCTGGATATAAGTATGGTGTAGGATAAGCATCTGCTGTTAAAGTTCTATATTGAATAACTAAAGGATTTTCTAAAAGAATTTTCTTTTTATCTGCTCTGATAGCTTTTACGATATTTGGATGATCTTCTACAATTTTCTTGTAGAGTTCTATATCCTCAGATTGGTCTTGATATTTGCCTTTATTTTTGATGAAATATCTTAATTCTTCTGGGATTTCCATGTAATAACTTTTTTTGCCTCCAATCATAGGGTCTTTAACTATAATCGTAGAGGCATCTCTTATCCACATATCCACAGGAAGGATCATTTTATTCCAACGTTTAATTCCAATTGTATGTAATTCCTCTCTACTAAGTTCGTCAAACGTAATTTCGGGAACTACTAAGCCAGTAGTTAAGTACTCTAAAGCAGCGTTTCTCAAAAATAAAAGTAGCGGTGTTTTAATAGAGTTCACAATACTGATAATAGAATCTCTAGCATCACCGGCATGAACAACCAGGTCATTTATAGAAAGATCAACGATTTTATTAATCACTGTAGCTACAAAAGGATCACGTTTGTAATAATATCTACAGTCCTCAACGATATTTTTCCACTCATCGTGATCTACAAACTCTAGTTTATCTATTTCAGCGGGCGACCAAGGAGTTGTTCCCTCTCTATAATAAGGCCACATAATGCTGAAACTTTGAGAACTAGCTTTAGCTAGTTTAGGACTTGTAACTGCTGTTACTTCTTTTAATTCTTCTGTCATGGTAAATACCTACTATCAGCCATCCAAGAAGTTCGTGCTAATCTACGACTTTTTGGACGATAGATTTTCTGATCTCTTAATGTATAATGAGCGACAATTGCACATAAGAGTGCGGATGTATGATGATCTTCACCTTTTTCGCCTCCTCTTGAGGTTAATGTTCTATATACAATATCTCCTCTAGGAGTTTTATGATATGTCATTCGCTCTAATTCTGTAATAAAGTCCATATCTGTACTAGAGTAAACTATTGTATGAGCATTTGTATATTCTTGTGCAAGAGAGACAGAAAAAGGACGAAGTTTTGTTTTGATTTCTTCTCCATCAGCATCAATTCCAAGTACGATATTTGAACTAAACTCTACTGGAACTAATCTCTGCTGATAGTCTTTATGAATATATTTGTCATCAAAGAGTAAATCTTGTGTTACTCCTTTACCGGCATGTCCAGCATCCATTCCTATAATATCAAACCTTCCAAATTTTTCATCTAGCCAATCAAATAGTGTTTTTTGAATAGGGTATGGAACTTTCGTAAGCTGAATTTTAGCATGCCAATAAAAAATTCCATTTTTTACGTACATAATATGATATGCAGAAGCCTCAGTATATCCAAGGTCAACTCCAACTACTGTGTAATCATATTTTCCTTTTTCTAATTTAGGAATTGTAGCTAGATGTCTTAGATATTCTTCTAAGGAGTTAATTTTTAATCCAGAAAGTTTAATTTTATAGACAGGATATTGCTTTATAAGCATCAGGCTTCTATCGAATACTGAATATGCTGGTTTACCGTGCCTTCCTAAAACATGGTGGATATAATCCTCACTATCTATACCACCATATTTTTTGATGTTTTTTTCTTCATCTTCTTTTGTGTATCTAGGATTTTCATGTGCGGAAATTCGGTGTTTGCTATAATGAGTATCAATCTCATCTGAATAATAAAGGACATTATTCTCTCGAAGTCCTATAGGAACTCCTGATACAATTCTTCTATAACCTTTTTGCCATGTATTTAAAGTAGGTTGAAGTTCAATCCAAGTTCCCCAAGGATATAAACCTGCCTCATCTACAGCTTCAAAAGGAGTATGCATACCTACTACTGGAGCGCCTGTGCCTGTAGTACCTGCAATTCTACAATCTAGAGACATGTTTGTAAGAAGTCTTATAATATGATCAGAAGCATTAATTCCTTTACCTTTATGAAGAAACTGCATGAGAACTGAGTTTCCTCGAAACATTCTAACCAAATTATCCCACACAGGAGTAAGATGTACTTTATTTGGCACAGTGTAGACAATATAATCTCCAGGAAATACTTTATTAATAAGTAGCCAAATAAGTATATCTGTGATTGCTACAGTTTTTCCGACTGTGCGTCCACAACAAAGAGATACAAGATTGGAGAAATCACATATAAATTCCTTTTGGTAATAAGTATACTTCCAAGATTCCTCTTTTCTTTCTTTTGGGCTTTTTTCTAGATTTCTCAGAAATTCTCCACACAAAACAGGATGTCTTATTACCTCAAATAAAATTTTATCTTGCTTAGAGAGTTTTTCACGTATTGCCATGTTTATTTTCTGAACTAATAATATCTTGATATTTGAATTGGATATCTGATATAGCTGCAATCATTTCATCATCAAACCAATTTTTCCAATCTCCTAAGATTCCTTTTCTTCTCCATAAATCATGTCTTATTTCTTGTCCAGGTTCCCGACCTTGTGATTTCTGCTTAAAAGAATTTCGTTTTACTACTATTTTTATAAAATCGTCATCAATACCATCAACGCCTAACCACTCAGTTATTCTTTTGACTTCTCTAAATGTATCTTCATACATCCATTCATAACATGTCCAAATATAAGACAACTTGTCAAAAATTTTATTTCTTGTACTATAGCCTTCCAACATTAATTTAAATTGATTTTCATTATGTTGTTTGGTCCAAGGATCATCTAAGGCCGTATATCGAACTGCTTCTTTATCTGTGGTAAATTTATGTTGCTCAAAGACCTCTTTTTTCTTATGATAACGATTATGAAAAGCTAAGGATACAATTCTATCCATAGGATTTCTAACAACGCCTATGATAAAATAATCCCAAGGCTCTAAACTTTCCAAAATATCAGAATGTGTAGCATGATGAAACTTTACAATTTTGTTCTCTTTAAAATATTGTCTTATTGTACTAATTTCTTTTACTCTTTTGACATCCATTTCGGGACTTGGACTCATTCCATAAAGGTCTGCTAAAAGATAATGAAGCCATCGGCTCCCTACGCGATGTTCCGAAGTTATAATAAGATTCATCCTTCCCTCCAAAACTTCCAATGTTCTGTCATTTTCCTGACCTCTAATTGCTTTGCATTAAAATCTTTGAATAAATCAAATATCTTTTTTCTA